ATGAGATTGAATTCTACGAGTATATGTGACATGGCGACGAATCGGTGTTTGTGGAGATACGGTTATACTTCTTCTGAACGAGCAGAAGGTCGGGGGTGTAAGAATGAAGCAAATTAACTATAAAGTAATTGATAAAGGGACGTATTATCGAAAAGGTGTATTTCGCCACTTTACGGAAGACTGTAAGTGCTCGACCTCGATAACTTCGAGAATAGACGTAACAGAGCTCGCCGCATACTCCAGGAACACAGGGACGAAGTTTTACATCAATTTCCTGTTTATCCTTTCAAAAGTCATGAATTCACGCGAAGACTACAGAATGGGATATCTTTGGCAGACAGATGAGCTGATCTGCTATGACGTAATCAATCCTACGCAGTATGTTTTTCATGAAGATACGGAAACCTGTACGCCTGTATATACGGAATATGATGAGGACTATGAAAAGTTCTATACTGCTGCATTGCGTGATGTTGAAGAGGCAAAGAAAACAAGAGAATACGGTCTGGATACGACGAATCATCCCAACTGGTTCGATGCATCTTATATATCCTGGCTTTCCTATGATTCACTTCATCTTGAACTTCCTGATGGATATCTATATTTTGCGCCGATCATTAACTGGGGAAAATACAGAGAAGAAAACGGCAGGCTTGTCATGCCTGTGACCGTTCGTCTGAATCATGCGATTGCTGATGGGTATCTGGTCGCAAACGTATTTCGACTCCTGGAACAGGAAATCAGATGTTTTGTCGGGCTATAATCGATAAATAGGAATTAGTGGAGTAGAACATGGATAAAAAAAGGGCTTTGTCTGGCGCCATAACATTTATAACCCTGATGGGAATCGTAAGTCTGTTTTCGGACATGACTCATGAAGGCGCCAGAAGCATATTGGGCGAATATCTGAACCTCGCAGGGGCATCCGCTGCAACCATCGGATTTGTGTCCGGTATAGGAGAATTGTGCGGGTATTCACTAAGGCTCATATCCGGATTTATAGCAGATAAAACGAAGAAATACTGGACATTTGTTATCACAGGCTATGTAATACAGGTTCTGGCGATTCCTGCACTGGCACTCGTACCTGAACATGGCTGGATTTGGGCCTGCGGTCTTGTGATCCTGGAGCGTATCGGAAAAGCGATAAAAAAGCCTGCCAAAAACACATTGGTAAGCTTTGCGGCAAGCGAGATCGGAACCGGAAAAGGCTTTGCCTATCAGGAGTTTCTGGATCAGCTTGGCGCGTTTCTCGGACCGGTACTGCTTTTTGTAACAGCTCTTGTAAAAGGTACAGACGACCTTTTTACAACATATAGGATCTCTTTTGCGATACTGCTTGTTCCTGCAATGATCACCATAGCTCTTGTTTTGACAGCAAAGATAAGATACCCTGATCCGGAGATCTTTGAAAAGCAGGAAGATAAACCGGCAAGCTTTGAATTCAGGAAGTCATTTGTTCTGTTCATGGCGGCCATCTGCTTTTTTGCTTTTGGCTTTGCAGACTTCACCCTGATCACACTTCATTCGGCTAATACCGGAGCATTTAATGAATCCATGCTCAGCCTGCTATATGCTGGGGCAATGGCTGTGGATGCCTTTGCTGCACTATTCTTTGGCTGGCTTTATGATAAGGTCGGGCTGAAGGCTCTGATCATTTCCACACTATGCAGCACATTCTTCTCATGTTTTGTTTTTATGACTGGAAATGCCTGGTTGATCGGAGCTGGGATAATTCTGTGGGGGATTGGAATGGGTGCGCAGGAAAGTATTATGAAAGCAGCTGTCAGCGGAATCGTCCCGCGTTCCATGCGAAGCACCGGTTTCGGAATATTTGAGACAGGATTTGGTATTGCGTGGTTTCTGGGCAGTTGGCTTCTCGGTGCCCTGTATGATTTGAATCCTGTGTATCTTGTCACTGTGTCTGTGGTATCACAGTTTCTGGCGATTGCATTTTATGCTTTATGCCTCCGGTGCAATAAGACAGAGTGCTAACAATTCCAGTTTGTCGATCTGCATCATCCCGGCTTCATCCCCGGCCAGACTTCATCAATGAAGCGCTGCCGGGGCTTTTTCTTTTCCTGCTCCCGTGTGGCATCCCATGCCCGCAGGCGCAGGAAGCCCAGCATGTCCATTTCGTCGATTTCCTTCATCCGCCAGCCGTTCTTCATCAGTTCGTTGTAGGTGGCGTAGATGTATTCCGGCAGGGTCAGGCTTCCTGCGGGATCGTCACTTCCGGATTCTCCGCCTCCGCCAGAATCTGCTCCGCTTCCTGCACCGCCGGAATCGTAGGGAAAGTGTCCAGCACCTCCGTGGTCTGGGTCTGGGTGGCCATCAGCGCCAGCGCGATGTCATGCATCAGACGGTCAGCGGGATAGTTGTCGTAGACCTCATCCGGCGTGAACTGATTGTTGAACAGGATGCAGAACCATTTCACCATGGTGTCCAGGGCATCGGTCACAGTCAGCTGTTCCTGGGAGACATCTTTGCCCTCGGTCGCGTCCTGGGACAGGCGCACCAGCCTGCCGTACATTTTGGAAGCGGGCTCCATTTCGCGCAGGGCCCTGCCGGAAACGAAGTCCACAGTGTATTTCTTTTCACCAAGCGTACAGGTGATCATATTCATACCTCCAAAACTTCAAAAGTAGCTGCCGCACAGCGTCATGGCCGTGCGGCAGCGGGGTGATGATTACGGGGTGGGCGTGATCACGGGCGTGTACACGGACTGCAGGAAGGTTTCACCCTTCTCAGCCGTGAAGCCGTTCTCGCCCTCGTCGGCGACCGCCTGGTAGCGCCCGTCATTGGTGCGCTTGATGGCAGTCCATTCCACATCGCCTGTCTGGCGGGTGATCGTGGTGCCCTCCTTGGTGGCGTAGTTCTCGGTCAGGGGCTTGGCCCGCACCTTGTACAGCCACACATAGCGGAACTTGTGGTTGGACTTCTCGCTCTTGAAGCCCACGGCGAAGTACGGGGGCTTGTCCGTGGAAGAGCGGATCAGGACACCGTTGTCATCGATCTTGTTGCCGAAGATCTGTTCCTGGATAGCCAGCGGAATGTCCGCCATCTTCGTGGTGAAGGTGAGCTCAGGATCGGGATACAGCACATCGAATTCGATGTCGTCGGCGTACTGGATGTCCGGGTCGGCGTTCTCAGGGGTGATGCTGGCTTCAATCGCGCCAGCCACCAGCTGCAGATCGCCATAGGTCAGGGTTTCCTCGGTGTCGACCGTCAGCGGGGCGATCACCATGTTCTTCAGGCCGACCGTGGAAGATACGGTCGGAGAAGCGGCAGGAGTATTAGCCATAATGATTTACCTCCAATTCATCGGTTCTTGAGCTCGTCCCGCAGGACGCGCTTGATTTCGGAAAAGGCCTCATCGGCCCGGGTGTCGAAGGCAGGCCGCACAAAAGGATGCGCGGGGGCCGGAGCAGGCCCGCCGTGTCCAAACTCCACAGGGTTGGCGTAGTAAGCGCCGTTCTCGGAGTGATGGACACCGATGGTGATCTGCTTGCCGCCTCCGCGCTTCTGTTTGACCTTGCCCGTATGGATGGACGAGTGCAGGGCATCCGTGATGATCTTCGGGTCGGTGCTGGCATTGTGGAGCATCTGCTCCTCGATGGGCACAGCGCCCGCCTTCAGGGCACGGTTCACGCCCGGCCCCTGATCCAGCGCATAGGCCATGTTGACCATGTCGTTCTGGAGATCGTCAAAGCCCCTCAGTTCAATTGCCATAGTCCACATCCTCCCTCCAGCACCATGTCCACTGCACCGTGTACTGCCGGGTGGCCGTGTCGTAGGCAGGCTGGTTGTAGCCCTTGTCGGATTCCTCCACCATGGTGAAGCCGTAGGCGTACATGGCCTGCCGGATCGTATCCGCCATGTCGGTCGGGTCGATATCGCTCCACAGGTTCAGGTACACATAGGTGCGCAGGCTGGTCACATGATCGTCATGATGGCTGGCTTCCGTGGTGGTCGTGGAATAGACGCAATACTGCACGGGCGGATTCTGGTTGGGCGAAGTGGCCCGCCAGACGCCTGCGTAAACCGGAATGCCGATATCCTTGAGCGCCGCGTTGACCTGCTTCATCCGCTCACCCCCTTGGCAATGGAAGCCTTCAGGCCCAGATAGGTGCGCTTGAAGCTGTACTCGCCCAGAGTTGAGATGTTCCATTTATCTCCCTGAAAGCGCACCCACATGCCGGGCTTGATGTCCTCCCGGTACCGGATGGTGAAGTTGATGACGGCCTCGGTGTTCATGACGTCGGCGCTGCGGTAGTGCTGGTTTCCGGCGTCCGTCACAGCGGCCCATACGCGGCATACCACCACATCCGTAGGTTCCGGATAGCCATTTTCATTGATCTGGTTCTCGGTGTATCCGATCTCGATCATGTGACGCAGGTCTCCGGGATGCGGATCGCTGTCGAAGTTTTTATAACCGCGCACAGGTTATCGCCTCCTCAGAACATCTTTTCCGGATCGCGGTACGGATACAGCAGACTGTCGAAGGCCATCCGGGTAGCCTTGTAGGTGGTCATGTCCGGGATGTCCCGGTTTTCATAGTAGAAGCTGGTCATGAGGATGACCGCCAGACGGACGGGTTCCGGTGCTTCCGGTACATTTCCATCCTCGTCAGGTTCCTCAAAGGAAACCCGGCAGTAATCCTCGGCGGCGGTCTGCGCCTGTTTGATCAGGCTTTCGATGTAGTCGTCCTCCTCATCGTGCTGGATGCGCAGATGGGTTTTGACCTCATCGACCGTGACGATCATCAGGAACCACCGCCCTCAGTTCCCTCGGCAGGCGTTTCAGGGTCAGTGGTTTCAGGCTCCGTCGTGGCAGGTGCGGTCGCGGACAGCACTCCGGCGGTGCGCAGCGCGGCAAGCAGACGGTTGTAGTCCTCCCGCAGGCCAGCTACGGTGGTCGCCTCGCTGTCAGCCAGAAAAGGCAGAGCCGTGACCGGGCTTCCGGCAGGCAGATCGAACAGCCCTTCACCGCCTTCCACGGTCGCGCCGGGCAGAAAGGTCAGCTTCCCGCCGATCACCAGTTCATTGCCGCCGTGGGCAAAGTAGTTTTTGGTATTGCTCATCTGTTTTCACTTCCTTCTGGAAAGGTAGCCAACCGCGAAGGATGACACACATAGTCGGTTATGATCAGGAACCCTTCACAGCCAGGCAGTTCATGGCGGTGGCCAGCATACCCATCCGGTCCGCGCTGACCCGCTCCACCTTCCCGCCGCCGTCCTTGACGCCGCGCCAGAAATTGCCGCCGCCGATCACGATGCCGACC